CCCTCCTCCACACATAACGGCCTGACGGCCGGGTATCATAACCGCTACTGGGTCTTAACCCATAGAGGTAGTGATTGTCTAAACTTTGTGATCCGACCTTTGTTAACCTAGTCAGTTAACGAGGGTGGGTTAAGGATCACATCGGATTGACATGTGTGTGGTTGTCGCTGCGAATTACACCTTGCGTAGCCTAGAGGGCAACGCTGGAACGCGTTTCCGGAGCTAGCACTATACCGGTATGCAAGGTGCATCATCAGGTTTCTACAACCCTGTACTGGCGAAAGCCATACTGAGGTTGGGGTTACCTGTCGCGGTGACGTAAAGGGTCCCTTTTAGGCACGGATTTCTCCGTACCTTCACTCAACAGCCAACTAATGGAGGATCCAGGGATGGCTAAGCAGCCTAAGTTCTACCCGAATCTTCCGCGCATGTGGCGTTCAAAAGATGCCAAACGCGTTGGTGCTATTCTCGTGAACACACCTGTGTTGACTAGCAAAGTCTTCCGAGCCGATCGGTGGCAAAAAGCCTTTGGGATTTACTCCCCCAATTGGATCTCGGTGACTACGACGGAAAACCAGGGAAGCGACACGAGAAGTGGTACCAAGAACCCCAACTGGCGAGTGACAATTGCTAGCGGAGGCGACGCAACCTCAAGTTATTCGAGGACGCTGTTCAAGCTTAAGCCCACATCATATAATATCTACTCCGAAGACCCCTTATCATGGAGTCGTGGTAGTGGACAGATGTTTGGGGGCATGCTTACGTTTCAACCGGACTATACAGTCCTTAAAGACCAAGCGATCGGTCGGCTGAAGCATAAGCTCCGTAGCAAAGTCGGTAACGCTCAGCTAGGTCCGCCGATAGCCGAAAGCCGCGAAATCCATCGCCTTGTTAGGCAGATTAACGGTTTAGGCATGTCGACGTTCCGTGCTCTGTTAGCCGCCAAGAAATCGGGGGGTAAGAGCGTAGCCAAGCAATTCGGCAACATCTGGCTTGGTTTTGGTTTCGGGGTTAATCCCTTACTCCAAGATATCAAGTCAGCTGCTGACTCCATTCTGGAATACATCACCAGAGAGGACCGCCGCATTGTGGTAACTGCGTCTATATCGCGCGATTATAATTCGATGAAGGATAATGCTGTTTCCTCGTCAGATTATATCTCTGCTCATAGCAGTTTGGGGTGGTTTCTAAGCTCCAATCATGTGCAGGGAATCAGGTATGTTGCCGGCGTAAACATAAACGTTCGCGCTGGTAGCAACTACAGTATGCCAGATCACCTTGGGTTAAAAATCGAAGCGTTGCCCAGTATTCTTTGGGAACTTACTCCGTACTCTTGGGCATTGGATTATTTTTCCACTGTAGGCTCGTGGCTTGATGACGTGTTTTATACATTGCCGGTAACGGTAATTTACTTGTCTGAAAGCTACAAGTACCAATGTAGAACCGTGGCGACACCGAAGGCTATAAACATTTCGGGTGCAACTTCGACCCTTAGTGGTAATCCTTCTGTCGGTGTCTATACCGCGTTCACACGCACGAAACTTGCCCCAACTCTCCCTACGCGATCACTCCGCATTAAAACTGTGGACGAGATCGCAAATCACGGTTTAACCAAGTTACTAAACTTGGGCTCCGTGATCGCTGGGCGTCATGGTCCTAGTCTGGATGCTGGTGCTTTTCGACCCGCAATCAGACGCACTAGGGCAAGTCGCTCTAAAAGCGGACAATACCTTTAGAGGCCATACATGGCTTTTGCACCAGCATCACCTGCAACAGGCGCAGTGGTCACTGGGCTGACAAGCCCGACCTACACGCTCTTAGTGGATGTCGCACCTAACATTAACGGTAAGCAGTATGCTGTTAGTGCTCTGGGTGGTACTCAGACGGGTGTTGACGTGAATAGCGTAAGTAAGCCGTTCACTGTCTCATTCTTCCGACCTCCAATCCTGAGAACGTTGCCGCAGGCAAATCCTGTGACAGGCGTGATAAAGAACGTCCCCCTGAACGTGTACAAGTTCATCACTCGTAAAGGGGCCGCACCAGCGTTGAATCAAAGTCTCATGGTACCTAAGATCACTACAACGATCGAGGTACCCGCTGGCGTTGACACCTATGAACCGGAGGAAATTCGCGCCATGATCAGTTGCCATTTTGGGATTGGTTGGGAACAAGCGAGTGGAATCTCTGTCACGGTGTTAACGGGTGTTCTATGAAAACGGCCAAATTGATGTCCGTTGTCGTCGTTGTGGCATGTGCGCTCGTTATTATCGCGTTCATGCCCTCGACTCTGACGGACCCGCTTGTAAAAGCGTTGGCCGAAATCCGTCAGAACACCATGAGATCCGCCACTCCCTCTGCCCCTTATGTGAACGGCGTGTCATTGCCGTCACAAGAGTCCGGTACGGAGCCAAAGTCTAACTAGCAATTGACTAGCTAGTTTAAAGACTTAGGATCTTTCTTTGTCAAACCGTTGTCATCATCGGGAGTTATCCTGTGAGTAAAAGCAACGTTCAAGGTCGTAATGAACAACGTCTTACAATGTTGTTCAACACGATGTTAGAAGAGCTTCAAGATATGGGACCGCAGAACTTTGCGGTTACACGTCTGGTACAACGTGCGCGAAAACGCGCACGCTTCCTTAGAGAAGATCTTCGAGGTAAGTCGATTGCCGATTTCCTGGCGATCAACGAGAGAGTAGGTAAACTCCAAAAGGAGGCACCTCCATCTCTTACCTTAGATCCCAGGATTGTTAACAACGCTCGTTATTTCATTACTAATGTATTAGAGCGTTTTACTTCTTCCTGGGACGAGCTGGCCATACAACAGCCGCTCGAGATGTCATACCTGTTCTCTAATTGGCGGTTTGGCCCCGGCGCCAGTAATGGCGTTAAAGGTACCCATGCCGTCGAAAAGATTTGGCAGGACATGACTTGTACCGCTCTGTGCGAACCTTTGGTGCTTAAACTAAGGAAGTCTCACCCTTACTTCGTGGCCAGTGATGGTCAAAAAGGAGTTTCGGGAACTACCTTAGTCGAAGGTTCAAAACTAACGACAGTACCGAAAAACGAGGAAACTGAACGTACAATCGCCATCGAGCCCTCTGGTAACATGTGTTTGCAGCTTGCTGCAGGCATGTACCTTGAAGGTGCACTACGGCGTATCGGTCTGGACATTCGTAACCAACAGCCAAAGAACATGGCTATGGCCAAACGCGGATCAAGTGACGGGAGTGTTGCTACCCTTGATCTTAAGTCCGCAAGCGATATGATCAGCATCGATCTTGTACGCGCCCTCATGCCG